ATGAAATGCTAGACCTCCACCCCTCGACTTCTCCACCGACTCGGTCTCCGCGTCTCCGCGTCCCCGCGTCCCCGCGTCTCCCCAGTCCCCATCTGCGCCTGCCACGCATCCCAATCAGGATTCACCAGCTCCAAGGCCACCAAATTCAAAACCGCCAGGTCGAATGCCTCATTCGGCCTGTGCTTCTTTTGCTCCCACTGATGTATCGTCCGACCCTGTATCCGGTGCGGTACCCGCCGCTCAGCCGTCAGCCCCGCGAAATAAACCTCGTCGTACCCCCGCGGACTCTCGCCGTCGGAGAGCGCCGTCTCCTTTGGGAAATGGCAATAGCCCGCGCCTTCCTGCTCTATCGCCAATCGGCTCGCTACCGTGTCCTTCGCCGTGTTCGTGCCTATCGGCACCAGCAGTATGTTCGCATTCTTGCCCGCGCGGCGGCCCTTCCCAACTATCGGCAGGCCCGGACTCCCCATCCCCTTGGTCGCGAATACTCTCCTCGCCAACCGAGGCTTGCAGAATGCGTAAACCTCCGTCGTCGCGAATCCCGAGTCAACGCACGTGCACCAGATCGGCATCTTTCGGCCGTCCGACCGCTGCCAGGCCCTCAATAACTCCTGGTCCAGCGCGTCCCAGGTGGACTGCATGTGCGGATCGCCCGGTATCGTGGCGTAATGTATGCCCCAGTTCTCGTACCGATACCCCCAGCCGCGGATCTCCAGCTCCAGGCGATCGCCCTGAACATCCACCCCCGCAGTGAGCAGCAAAACTCCCGCCGGCACGTCGCAATCATAGTAATGCCGCCGAGTGTCGAATAACGCCGGCTCGATCTCCTCGCCCGGCCCCTCCCATAGCTCGCAGCGTCGAGTGTTGATCTGCACCTGCAGGCGCTCTAAGCTGCCTGAGTGAACCGCCTCCCGCCACTCTTTGATCAAATCATGCCATCGGAGATCCGGACACGCCATCGAATCCAGATCGCCCAGGCCTATCGTCTCGCTCTCCTCGCGAGCTATCCATTCGCCGGCACAATCCCCGGCATGCCACTCGAATTCATCATGCATCGCCCCGCAGGCCACGCATGCCATGCTCTCAGTCTCGAAGTCCAGCCGATCCCACTCATACGGCTGATAGCACCCGCAGCTCGGGCACGGCACGCACCATACCTCCTGCGTGCTCTGCTCATACGCCTCCTGGATGCGGCTCTCGCCCTTCGCGCTCGGACTCGAAACGATGATCTCCACCCGATTCCAAAATCGGCTTAGCCGCTTCTCCGCCAGCTCCAGCGGATCGCCCTCTTTCCCCGCGCTCTTCTCGAATCTATCCAGCTCATCGAGGACCAGTACCCGTACCGGCCAGCTCGCCAGGTCGCTTGGGGCATTACTGCCCACCAGCACCAGAAACCCGCCGGCGAACTCCTTCAGCGTGATCGTGTTCCCGCTATCCCGGCTCTTGCTCTCTCGAACCTTAGTCCGCAGCGCCGGCGAATCCCTCAGCATCGGCGCCAGCCGCCGCTTGCTGAAATGCTGCGCCTTCTCCTTCGTCGGCTGAACCATCATGCACGGCGCGGGATCGTGATCTATGAAATACCCCAGAATGTTCAGCAGCACTTCGCTCTTGCCGAGCTGACTCGCCCATTTCAAGACCAACCTCTTCACGCCGGCGGAGACCACGTCCATCGCCCGACGCGTGTATTCCGCGTGGCTCGTCCGCCACTGACCAGGCGCCGGACTCGTCTCCGGCAGGATGCGCCGCCCGTCGGCCCATTCGCTCACCGTAAGCCTTGGCGGCGGCGCCGCCAGCGAAGCCACCCGCACCCCCAGCTCCAAAGTCTTCTCCGGGATCCCTATCGGCGTCCATCCCCGTTCATCGGCGGTCGCTATTCCGGTTTCCTCCGCCTCACTCATCACTCATCACTCATCATGCCTCCGTCTCCATCGGCTCCAACGCCCCCTCAAGGAAGTACTTCCCGTGCCGCATCCGCATCCGCTCAGGGCCTGGCTCATAATAGACCGTGACTTCAATGTAGTCTACAAAAACCATTCTCACCCAGCTATGCGGAGTAACGAATACCACAAACCCTAATCCGAAATGCTCATTGCATATATCGGCTCTATTCCAAGCAGCTTGCCCAAGATCAGCCGGCCCCCCCCATTGATCTAGGGCAAAGATACCGCGACCCCAGTCCTGTTGAACCTCTCGCTCTAGCGTACCGTGGTAGTCTCCCGAGTCTTTCCATAACCAGATCCCAGTACAATATGCACTCCCCCCTTCCTCGAATTGGGGATCGTAACATGCCCATAGATTGACTTCTATGCCGGTGATTTCTGCGTCCTCTGGTATGAGTTCATCAAAGCCAAACCCTTCTGCTCGTAGCGTATTAGTGTAATCCGTTATCAGCGTCCACGCCTTTGCAGCGTTAGTCTCTCCATCTTCAACATCTACGCAGTCCTTGACCGCCATCTGATCTTCTTGAGACCACCAATAACCACTAGGGCCGCCATCTACCCCCCAGAATACGGTTCCATGACTTGTCACGCTTGCCATCGTCTATCCTCGTGGGGGTCTACTCCCACACCCCCACACTCCCATACTCCCATACTCCCGCTCGCCCCTGGGCGAGCTACCACGCATCCAGCGCAACATCCCCCAAATATGCGTAGCTCAGCACTTCGCCGGCCTTCGCCGCCGCCCGCAGCCGGAATACCAAAGTCACGAACCCGCCCTCGGCATATACCCCCGCCGGCATCTCGAACTCCGCCGCCGTCCAATCACTCGCCGCTATCTCCACGGGCACGTCCAACCCTACTCGGGCGCCCGTCGTGTCCTCCACGTCCGTCAACAGCACCGCCGTCCCTGCACCGGCGTCAGCGGATATCCGACCCCAAAATCGGCAGTTCTTCCATCCCTCGTAACCAGCCGGTACCCCGAATCTCAGCTTCACGCAGTATTCCTGCAGTGCCTCGCCGTCAAGCGTCGTCCATGCGTACGCGTTCGGCTGGCCGTCTGCCGCGAATATCATCTGCCCCGAATGCCCGAACTCCGACTCCGGATCCCACCATAAGCCGCCCCCGGCAAACTCAGCCGCCAATCTCAAAAACCTCGCCCCCTCCAAATGCTCAGGCTCAGGCGCCGGCCCCGGCTCAGGTTCGCCCCAGCCCAAACTCACCAATCGGTAATCCCCGGCCGGGCCCCTCAATCGGAATATCACCCGCGCCCGTAAGCTCCCCCTCAACTCATCTGTCTCGCACTCGACCCGCACGACCTCCGCCCGAGGCTCGTACCTCGCCACTGCGTCTACTATTTCCCGAGAAATAAGCGCCCGTGCCACCGGCAGCGGATCATCTAACGCATTGCCGGACATCCCGAACGCCCGATCCAACGGCACGCTCCCCTTCGGCGTCGCCAAGATCGTGTGTATATTCTGGATGACCTCCTCCAGGAGGCCCGTCGGCGCAAATTTCACAGCCATTCTCGGTTCCTAGTTCTCCCCTGCCCCCCTGCGAGGGGGAAGGGGGTCTTCCCTCCGGTCCCACAGGTCCCACAGATCCCACAGATCCCACTCGTCCCACTTCCGAGGCCTCCGGTCCTCCGGTCCGGCCTCCGCGGACTCCATACTCAGTCCACAAGACCCTCTACTCCCGAACGCGTCTGCCTGATCAGGTACATAGCGCCGGCCATCTCGGGATAAACTCCCCTCCGACTCCGTGCCCTCCGTGCCTCCGTGGTTCCTAACACCCACTCGCAAACTGAAAGTGCATCGGGTCCTTCCTCGAAAACCGCCCGCCCCAGGTCCAACCGCGATCCTCCCAGATCTTCACATACCAATCCGGCATCGTCCCCGCCGTCCCCAGAGCGTTCCTTGCAGGATTGATATCAATCGCTATCCCCCACGAGTGCATGCTCAGCAGCTTCCCGCCGACCACCTTCCGATAGACGTAGCCTCCGCCAAACTGATCCAGCCCCAGGTTCTTCAGGTATTGCCGGGTCTTCTCGTCGTAATACCGAGTCAGCTCCGATCCCGAGAGATTCGGAACCGGCCCGATGGCCTTCTTCGTCCGGATCCGCGCCTCATTCCATACCGCCATCAGCGTCTCGCTCAGTGTCCGACCCAGCAGCTCGTGAACCCGCACCCGGTCCACCCGAATGCTCGGCTGCCATGATGCGTACATCGGCAAAGGCAACGCCACCATCACCAGCTTCGATGCCTCGAAATCCTTCCTCGTCGGGTTTCCAAACACCCGGTAAACCTCGCTCCGCCCACTCGGTGCCTTCATCGCCTATCCGCCTCCCTCATATGTCCCATAGGTCCCATAAGACCCATTCCGCTCCGCCCCTAGTTCATCATGTACACGCTCTGCGTCACCTGGATCGGCTTGCACCCCCTCGGCACATACCCTGTGGACCGCGGCGATTTCTCTGCCCCGGATCCCCGGCGGTTCACCGCCGTCTCCACCGCCGCCTCCTCCTCGCCCCCCTGTGAGGGGGAGAGGCCGGGAGAGGGGGGCTCTGGTCCGGTCTCTTCACTCATCACTGCTGACTGCTCACTGATCACTTCCGGCTCCGGCACCCCCTCGAGCCCCGCCGAAACCGCCCCATCCCAGATCCGCACGCAGTTGAACGCCGCCGCCTCCGCGCTCACCCCATAACCCCGCACCCGCGGGCAATCAGCCAGGTGCGCCACATACTTGGTTCCGTCATCCTCCCGCGGCTCCGAGACAATCTTAGCCCCGAATACCTGAAAAACCCTCAATCCACCCATTCCATGCCTCCCTGCCCTTCACTGATCACTCGCCATCCGCTATCCGCTATCCGCTATCCGCTATCCGCCATCACTTCTGCATCCTCCGAACCCGCTCGGCCTCTATCGCCCCCGCATCATATCGCGCCAGCTCGCTGAGCATCTCCTCGATCTCCTGAGAGAGCACCCCCTCCACCGCCGCAGGCTCGCTCAACCCCGCTATCACCGGCGCCACCTTCGAGGGCAAGCCCAGCGCCCTGGACCGGAATGCGTAGATCACGCCCCCGATCACCGCCTCCACGTCCTCAGCCCTGTGCAGCTTGCCCTCCAGCTCCAGCCTCTGAAGCTGAGCCAATCGAAATTGCTCTTCCGTCAGCTTTGCCCGAAACTCATTCGTCCGCTGGATCCAGTTAGGGCCCTTCTCCTCCTCGTCGGCCAGGCTCCGATCCGGCAGCAGCGGCGGTACCTCCAACCCATCCAGAGTCGCAGGAACCCCTCCGGCCCCATCCGGTCCCACAGGTCCTACAGGTCGTCCTACAGGTCCTACTCCCATCCGGTCCGGGTTCTGGGTCACCCCGTCGCCCCGTCGCCCCGTCGCCCCGTCGCATGGCAGCTCCCCAGCCCGGTTGTTCTTCCCAACCGTCCGCTGAGCCTCCCACTCGATCTGAGCCAGCGGCATCACCAGCTTCGTCAAAGTCCGGCTCTTCTGCCGAACCTCCACAACCGCTGTGATCTTCCCGTCCGATATCGCATTCTCAATAGCCGTATGGCTGACCTTATTCCGCCTCGCAAACGCCCGTATCCCCTCAGTACTCTGCCTCTCCTCGCTCATTGTGTCTTCTCATATGGCCCATACGACCCATTTGTGTTTGAGGGGGAGTGCCTGCCGTCCCTCGGCTCATACTATCCAGCCTCCCCCTCGCCTTCCCTTGGGTTCAATTCTTTAAGACGGCCCGTGCCGCGCACTACGTCTGACGTATCGGTCAACCTTTCGGTCGGCGGCTCCTCCTCCGTCGAGGGCCATCAAACCATTCCCTCAAAAGCCGAGAGTCAGGGGGCGGGTTCCGGGGCCCAGGGCTAGGCTTGGGGCGCCCGGCATCCGCTTTCGCGGTCCGACCTTTCCACCTAGCCCCTACTTCCGAGCCCCTATCAGCGCCACCTCATAGGCCACCTTCTCCGGCGGCCACTCCGCCTCGATCTCCTCCGCCAACAATGATCCGATCATCTCCCTATCCAACAAAAGAGATAATGCAGACCGGTGATGACGGCAGCTACCACCAGAATCGAGCCGCAGACCTGGCATATAATCCGCGACACCTTGCTCTCGATCTCCAAGCCAAAATCCTTCTTCCTCATCTAAACCCCGCTATTCCCCCGGATCCGCGTCCGGGAACAGATCGGCCTCATGCTCCTCACGCCATGCCTCGCAAGAGACCACCACATCCTCAATAGCGAAGCATATGTCCCCCATCTTATACATCAGCTCGGCATCGCAAGCTTGCGGAATCAGGATCACCAGGTGCTTGCCCGCGCCTGCCGCGTACCCCGCCTCCAGATGAGCGGATCGCCCGCTCGGCATCACCAGCACGCAGATATCGCAGGCCTCCAGGGCCTCCATGTCAGCGGCATACCCGGCCTCAGCCAGAGGATGCCCCAGCGCCTCGGCATACTCCGCCGTCGTCCAGGACTGCCATCCCCCGTCTATCTCGCTCCAGGCAAACGCCGTTCCCTCCGGCGGATTCCGAAAGTCATAGACCTCGAAGTTGGCGCCCCTCAGCGCCTCCACCACCAGCGGCTGATAGCCGTTCCGCCAGCTCGAAGCCACGTACACCCTCATCTTCTCAGCCAACCCTCTGCCTCCCATACGACCCATAAGACCCATCCGTCCCGCTCCGGTCCGGATCAATCTGAAATCTGAAATCTGAAATCTGAAATCGAATTTCCCGCCCCCAGCCAAAACTATTCCCCGCGAAATAAAAGCCGCTCAGTCCTGCCGGCAGCACCCGCTAAGTGATACAGGGACGTTGGGTCATCCCATCCACACCGCAGACCCTACCAGCAGAACCGAACAGCCCTATTCCTCGTGAAATACCCTCAGCCTCCAGACCATGCTCCCGGCCACTCCCATGCTCAGCATTGGGGGGAAAGCTCCAGACCATGCTCCCGGCCACTCCCGCGCTCAGCATTCCAGCCCACCTCGCCATTTTCCAAACTGGCAACCTTGGCCCCGCCGACAAACTACCCCTCCCCCGCAAACTCGCCGTCTCCGCAGGCTGGAATGCGCCGGAAGGACCCGTGAAAAGGAAAAGCCCATCACCGAATCAGCCTCACGCGACCGAGTTGCCCCTTCCCCCGACGACTGCTCTCCTCCCGATACACCGCATGAATCTGAGCCTCGATGGACAACGCCTCCCGCGCCTGATCCCTTCCGAGCCGAACGCCCAGCCGCTCAGTCATCGAATAATCCCTTCGGGATCCCGCACCTACTCGCAAGCACTCGACTGCCATCAGGCATCTCCACGACTTTCCCGCACCTCGGACTCACCCACACGCTCTCTGTGCGAGACTGCTTTTCCTTGACATGCCCCTTGCCTTGAAGGCCCGACACCCGAGTCCGGCCCGCCGCATGGCAGATCGTCTGGTAGTCAAACCGCCGCCATCCTGCGTCTTCCAGC